ACAGTATCGAAGTTTATTCAAATGTATTGAAATACACGAAAGAACCGGACGGCGGTGGGTTAGTATTGGGATTAAGAAGCGGATTTGGCCGAACCGATGGTGATGACGCTTGTGGTGATGCTTTGACAAATCAATGTAAAATTGAATCATCAAGTCCGCTTGCAATGCCAATTGTTTCGGGTGATCGTGTCTTCAATTCAAATGGTTCATTGTTTAACGGGAATAACAAATATTATGTGATTCAAAGTTCTTTTGTGACGGAAAGTGATCCGGCTTATGTTTGCCGAGTTGACACCGTTGGAAATATTTTGGTTTATTCAATTTGTATATTATAAAAAAAAGAAAATATGAATAATAATTTAGAATTAGCCGGAATAGTTTTCATTGATCAAAGTGAATTTGATTGCAATAAAACCGTTGCGTGTTTATATCAAGAAAGATCAATCAGTTATGCGATGGGTGTCAAGATTCCGACACCCGCGCAAGATCCGGACGAAGTTTTTAAGGAATGTTGCTACACACATTTGACATTGGCCGACGCCACGTCATCTGAAGATTTTAAAAACGATTATTCCGGATTTTACCATCAACGTCAATTATCATCGGAAACCGTGGATTTCTTTTTGGTAAAATTGGAAACCGGTGTTGAACACGCATTGACCGGTTCGACTTATGGATCATTTTATAATTTCGGAGTTTTCCCAACGAATCCGGATTTGAAAGGCGTGTTGGTGAAGTGGAAATTGGTGTTGCAAACATTGGGTTCCGGGAATTATAAGATAATTAAAAGATTGACGATCGCCGGGATTGTGACCGATTTCAATTCCATTGTTTTCACGCTGAAGCAATTTTCAAACCGATTGGCCAACGGAACCACAAGGATGGATGTCGTGATGAATGGAAGGTTGGGAAAAACCGGTGTTGACTTCACCGGCGTTGGATGGAAACATTCAATGCGTGTTCCGGGATTTTTTGGCCGACGTGAACCACAATTCGAAGAAGACAACATCATAAACAAGCAATTTGAAAAACGCCAAATTTCAATGAAACAAGTGAATGAATTCAAGTTCCAAACGAATTTGATCCCGGATTGTTTGACAAATGAAATTTATGACTTCATGTTGTTGTCGAATGATATTTTCTTCAACGATTACAATTTGAATAATCATTCTTATGATTATGTGAAATTTGGTGTTAAGTTTGCAAAGAATGACGGAACGGTTTATGGTGTGAAAACCCGAAAAGCACAATTGAACTTGACTTTCAATGATAAATTCCAAAACAACTTAAAAAGAAACTTTAAATAAAAAGCCATGATATTCAAAATAATTAAATTCTACTTCGCGCAACTTTGGTTGATCCATATTGGGAAACATTCGATGCAAGCACAAGCAACAATCAAATTGGCATTGATGACAAGTCCCGTCGTTTTCATTATTGAAGGATTGACCAAATGGACGTGGGATAATAGTTTATATATTATCGTTGTCATGGGTGCCATCATAGCCGATCACCTTTTGGGATCAATTAAACACTTTTTTTATGACAAAGATTTTTCATTGAAGAAAAACGGAACCGGTTTGTTGATAAAAGTCGGAATGGTTGTCATTGGCGGTTTTTTATTTGAAGGACTGAAAGTGATCGTGGATCACGATTCAATATTGAAAGATTATTTGATTATAGTGACAAGATTGATTGTGTTCCTATATCCGGCGGGATCGGCTTTCGGGAATATGTCAGTAATAACAAACGGTAAAATTCCGCCAAAAGCATTCATGGACAAGGTTGGAAATTTCCAAAAGAATTTGAACCCAAAAGAATTAACAAACAAAGACGAAAACAATGGATCAATTAACAATTAACAGAATCAAAGAAGCGCACCCGGATTTGCGCGCCCGTTTATTGCAAGATTACATCAACGCGAATAACAAGTTGGGAAAATATGTCCGATTAAGATTTTCTTATGTTTATAGAAGTCCAACACTTCAGCACCAAATATTTTTGCAACGTCCAAAAGTAACCGACGCCGATTCATGGCAGTCAATCCACAATTATGGTTTGGCCTTCGACATTGTCTTGTTGATCGACAAGGATCAAAACGGAACGTTCGAAGAAGTTTCATGGGACATGGTGAAAGATTTTGATTTGGACAAAACACCGGATTGGAAAGAAGTGACCGAATATTTCTTGGCGCAAGGCTACACCAACGGATTCATGAAGAACGGCAAGAAGTGGGATTATCCACACTTTCAAATGGATTTCGGATATAAATGGCGCGACTTGAAAGCGTTAATCGACAAGGGAACCACGATCAAAGATCCAAGAAACGTTGTTTTTCAACGGCCTTGTTCTTTTCATCCAAATCAACTTTTTTCGGTTTTGTTTTTGGATTGTCAATGTAGTTCAATTTATTTCCTTCCATGTCGCCGATGATCGCTTGATCAAATCGGATCGCCCGGTGAAGATCTTTCGATTTCGGCGCGAACTTATCCAACAACAATTTCAAAACGGTTTTCTTTCCTTGGCCGACATAGTCTTTCAGCCAAAACCCGTCTTTGTCATTGTACTTCTTCGAATATTCCTTGGCGTGTGCTTTCATTTCGGTGTCCGTCATGTAGAAACTTTTTTCACCGCCGTTTGTTAATTGGAAGTAAGCAACAAAACCGATGATCGGAAGTTTTTTTCTTCCGTCTTGATCTTGGTTCCAATCGAATTCAATTTCGTCACGCATCCGGTCAATTCTGACGAATTCGCCTTCACGAACGTCGGACGGATTCACCTTCTTGATCATGTCGGATCTATACGATAATTGCACATAACCTTTCCAACCCATGACGAATTGCGCGAACGTGTGCCAAACCAATCCTTCTTTGACTTTGTAAGTTTGGACAAAGAATTGTCCGAATTGTGGTTCGATCATCAAACCCAACGAAGCGCCGGTGTAAATCGCATTAACAATTGAATTCGGTTCGGCCTTCATCAATTCAGTGTCTTTGCTGACAACTTGGATCGAAGTTTGAAGAAACGCCAATGCGTTAGCTTCACCCATGATTTCAATGAATCTATCTTTGATTTCTTTGGTGTTGATCAATTCAACAAATTTCAACTTTTGATCTTCAGTTTTTTTAATTGCCATCTTCTTCCGGGTTTTTATTTATTTTATCAATCCAATTGTTTTCGCCAACCTTCAGCATCAAACCGCCATAGGAATCCGATTCAAGGATGTCAATCAATTTCCAATTTGTTCCGCTTATCTTCCGGAAGAAATATCCCTTCCAAATTCCGTTGTCCTTCGTTATTGACATTTTATTCATTATCTTCAATTTCGATGATAAAATCTTTTAAGTGCAACCCGGACATTTCTTCCATGGCCATCAATCTTTCAACCATGATTCCGGCCGGCTTTTGTCCCGTTTGCCAATTCGACAAATCTTGTCTTGACACGCCAAGTTTTTCACGCAATGTTGTTCGTGTGATTGGTTTTTCCTTGTTCTTGTTGTTGTACTTTTCAATGAATAGATCGACATTGATTCCAAGTTTTTTCTTTTTAGACATTTTTTTGAATTACTTTAAATATTAATTTTCCTTTTGTTGGTTCGCTGAAATCTTCAACTTTTATTGGTTGATCGAAGATTGGATCTTTTGGATCTTTTGTGTAATAAAAAACGGTTGGTTGTTTCGGTTTTTTCATTGGTGATATTTCAACAATCTTTGGAAAACCGTCTTCCCGTGGCGGATTTAATGTGGCTATGTTCATAAAAATGTTTGTGTTTGTTGAAGCAAATGTAATCAAAATATAATACAAACCAAATATTTTTTCGATAAAATAGAAAATCCCGCCATTTCTGACGGGATTCACAAACAAACATTTTTCAGATTTCGTGGAAAAAATCTTTTGCAAATATAATCGTTTTACTTTCCGAACCAAGGAATTTTGTCCCGGTATTTATTAAAAAGCCAAATCGCCGGGATGATCAAAAGCAATAAAAGCCACCATAATGAAAGCGACCATCGTTCCGAACCTTTCTTTTGTTCCAAAACCGCTTTCGCTTTTTGTTCGTTTCTTGCCTTATCAATGCCGTGGCGGTTATGATGGAACGGTCGGAACCGGGAACATTTACATTCAAGGCGGATTCGCTGACGAAGAATTGTTCATGCGGATTTCTAAATTGACAAGTGATGTTGCGAACATTACACAAATAGTGGCGCCATATAACACCGGCGACATTTTGCATTTTAAAGACTACAACGGAACATCGGTTTATTTTACAATATTTGAAAAATCATTATTGACAGATGGCGACGGTGTTGAATATTTTGGATTTGATTTGCGACCTTTTGGTTCAAATATAAATTATGAATATCAACCGGAAGAAAAGGGAATTTGCGTTATTGAATTCTTAATTGCTACAAAAGGCGCCGGGTTACAATATAACGCATTATTGATGCACGATGGTTCGGGTGATCCGGATGTTGCAATTCAATACAATGAAATTTATATTAATGGCGAACCGCCAAAATGGAAACGGCAAGAAACCGGAATATATTATGCGGACATTGGAACAAATAAAAAAGTTAGTTTTGGAGCAATGAAGCCGGCAAAGTTTGCGGGTTCGGATATGCAATTGGCAATGTCTTATAATAAGTCAACGGGAATTCTTCGTTTATATTCTGAAGCCGGTGGCACCTTGGCCGATGGACTTTTGGGTGAAGCGGAAAACGAAGCGACTTGCGTTTGGCTTAAAATATTTTAACAATAAACAACCCTTCATCTTCCGGTGAAGGGTTTTTGAATAATTTTGCAAAAACAGAAAAACAATGTGTGATCCAAATATAAATGAAATTTTAAATGTTGACTTTTCAACGGTAAATGACGAATTCAATTGGTTGACGAATATTTCTTCAGCGATAATAACAGATGCCGGCCAATTGGTTTTGGCGCCGGAAAACGCAACGTCAACGTTCCGACGTGGCCTTGGTGATTTGGCGCCGGACAATAACAGAATCCGACTTCGATTTAACATGGACGTGTTTCGGCCACAAGCATCAACACAAGACACGATCAAAGCCATCGTGGGAATCTACATCGGAACGGAATTAATTGGCGAATATTCGATTTACCAAGAAGGAATGGAAACCGGTCAAAAGATCCAATTCAATTTTGATCGTGTTTTTAAATACGAAAATCTTTCCGGAAACATTTCATTGAAGGTTTCATTTACTGAAGGATTCGAAAATCAATTGTTATTGGACTATTTGATTTGCGAAGATTTTAATTATTGCCAAGACAACGTCCGAACATATTTCGTTTTGAATAACTTTTTGGAAGATTCATTTGGTTCGGCTTCATCCGGAATGAATTTATTGGAATTCAAAGTTGATGGCGTTGAAACATTGACACCGGATTTCTTCGCTGAAAACATAAGTCCCGGCGGAACGTTTTTAACAAGGAATTTTGCCAAAGCGAATGTGGACGGATCAAACCGTGTTTCGGACGTGGTCACACCAAACACATTCAATCCATTTGTCAAGGACTTTGGATTGTTGTTCGACACCGCCGATTCATTCCATGGCGGAAAAGCGATCGGAACCGTTTCCGGAAGCGATTATGGAACCGGAATTCTTTCATTTGGATTTGAAAAACCGGAAGTTTTGAACGGCGCTTTGGCATCAAAGAAAGGCGCGTTCTTCATAGATATTGACTACACCAAGAATTTGAAAATTGTGTTTGAAGTGGTAGTGAACAATACAAGTGACAGCGTTTTTAGTAATCCATCAATATTTCGGACTTATTATATAATTTGGGATGCTCAAAATTGTAAAAAATCATTTTACTACAAAGACAAGTTTTCTTCAGAAACAATAAATGTTTTGGACGATGGATTCTTGTTCGGTTTAACCGGTGCCAATCCGCAAGAAACAATCATCGGTTGCGCCGATGCTTTTTCATTTAGCGGAAACCCGGGTGTGTTCCAAATGATCATTGATTTCGGATCTTTGACCGGATCGATTGGGTTGAATTACAATGTGTCGAACGTGCCGGTGAAATTTGAATTCCATTGGAATGGCCAAGTAATTTCATCCGGGTATGTTGGAAGCGACGCATTCGATCAACAATTGTTGAACCATGGCGTTGATCCTTCAGAAATAAACACCGGAAATCCTTCAACCGGAACCGGAGTGTTGAATTTATTCAAGAATCTTCCGGATCCAAACCAAGCGACCTTGATCGTGACATCGGTGTTGAACGAAACACAATGGAATGTGGCCGGAATTTGTGTTGGAAGTCCAACAAGTGAATTCACTGAAATTGTTTGGGATGATACGTCCACAACTGAAGATCGTTCCGGAACGGATGATTCGCAATTGGTTTATATTGGTGGCGCATTTTATCCAACGACCGACAACACATGGCAAAGAAACGACAATGAAGCCGGTTGGGTTGATGACGATCCAATCGTTGGATCAACAAAGGATTTTCCATTGAACGAA